TATGGTAAACTATGAAGATTCGACACAAGGTGAAATAAAGTTGTCTAAGTCAACTTTTGGTGAAGTCACTATAAACGACGTCGGTGTCTTTATAGTAGAACAAAGAGGCATGACACAAGCTTTAAAACAGCAAAATATTATTGAAGTGTATAATGCAGAATGTCCTGCAGATCTTGGAGATAGTAGGTGTACAGTAGATCTAATACCATCAATGGTTAAAAGATTAACTTCATATACAATTGGTGATTTAGTTAGAACATCCTCGTTAGCTGAGGGTTTTATAGACTCTGTGTTACAGGTATCTGCTGATATTAGTTTAAATGATGAAAGTTCAAATAATGCAGTAGCTACACTAGGATCTCAGGCTGCATTAAGCACTTTAGTTAAAAAAGTAGGAGCTGCTTCTGTTGAGTTTACTCCGTCAGGATCAGTGGACCCTTCTAACTCATTTGTTAGCTATCCTGATATAGATGCATATTCTATTAAACTTGATAGATTTAATATAGAGTGTTTTGTGAGATTTAAAGATCTTACTTCAAATGTTCAAACAATAGCTTCTCATTATTTAAGCAGTGGAAATGAGAGAGCTTGGTTTATTCAAAGAAATGGTGCAAGTTTAGAATTTGTAGCTTACTCTAATGGTAGTGCTGTAGGAGCTACATTAACTGGAAGTATATCCTTAGCTATAGATACGTGGTATCATATAGAAGTAAATAGGGATTTGGCCGGGGATATAAGACTGTTCATAGATGGTACACAAGTTGATATTATTAATTATACAGGAAATATACATAACTCAATTACTGATATTAGAATAGGTAAATTAAGAAGTTCAGGGTTAGACGACTTACCATTATATGGATTTGTTGATCAATTTAGATTTATTGTAGGTCAAGCTTTGCATACAAGTAACTTTACACCATCTATAGTAGCTTTTTCATCTGCAGTACTAGAGGAAAATATACCTTTAGTAGATTTTGATAGTAGAGATTATATCTGTACTATAACAGGTAAAACAAATGCACAACAGCCGTCTTATGATGTGACGCTAGGTAATGTTACAGTAGATGGTACAGCCACCTTTATGTCTAGAGAAGCTTATTTTCAATTTGCAGTAGTTTTATCAATTGAAAGTAACAGAAAATTTAAAGTAACTCAGCTAACTCCCGCTTCAGCATTTCCAGAAGAATGGTTCAATGGTGGGGCAGTCATTTGGCAAACAGGATCAAATACTGGTAAAGCTATAGAAGTTAAAATTTATACAAAAGACGACGGCATAGTAATAGAACAAGATATTGAGTTATTTCTAGCAACATCTTTTAATATACAAGTAGGAGATACTTTGGGTGTGTATCCCGGGTGTAATAAGTTGTTGGTAACTTGTAGAGATAAATTTAGTAATTTAGATAATTTTAGAGGGTTTCCACATATACCAGGTCCAGGTTTCATACCTTCTCAAATACCAGAGGCTAAAGCATGATAGGGCATGACATAGTTAATAAAGGTAGAGAATATTTAAATATTAAATGGAGGCACCAAGGTAGATCTCCGGAGACAGGTTTAGATTGTGCTGGATTTATAATACAAGTAGGAGTAGACTTAAACCTCCTGGTTGAGGACTATAATTACTTAAACTATGGAAGAGAGCCTGATGGAGTTAAGTTTATTGCTGAGTTTAATAGAAGGCTTAACAGAGTTATAAATATGAATAATAAGCAAGAAGGTGACGTTTTAATATTTAGACAAGGGGCTTATCCTACACATTGTGGTTTTCTTAGTATTAAAAATGGTATAAGCTATTTATTACATAGTAATGGAAGTTCAAATGTATTAAAGGTAACTGAACATATTCTTGATTATAATTGGAAAAAGCAATTGGTTTTTGTTTTTAGATTTAAAGGTATTAATTAATGGCACCAGTAGTTGCAATATTAGGTTCTGCTATTGGTGGGGCTATTTTTGGAAATGCAGCAGCAGGATGGGTTGTTGGGTCCATACTTGGTAACATATTATTTCCTACAGGAGGTAATGATCAAGAAGGTCCTAGATTAGATGATTTATCAGTAACTTCTGCAGCATATGGTGTAGCTATACCTAAAAATTTTGGAACAGTAAAACATGCTGGAAATGTAATTTGGGCTTTACCAGTCAGAGAGGAAAAGAAGGAAGAGAAATCCGGGGGTAAAGGTGGGGGTAGTAAGGTAACAAGTTATACTTATTTTGCAACATTAGCTATAGGTATAAGTCAGGGGGTAGCTAATAGTTTAATTAAAATATGGGCAAATGAAAAACTAATATTTGATAATGGCGTTGCTGAAACTAAAATAATAGTTGATCCAAATGATAGTCTACTTGATGAAGTGCTTACAGTAGTAGATGCTCATACTTTAAATAAACTGCCTGATCTAGACTTTAATTTTTATATAGGTAGTGAAACACAAGATGTAGACCCGTTAATACAAGCTGATAAAGGCACAGAAGCAGTGCCTTATAGGGGGTTGTGTTACATTGTTATAGATGATTTACCATTGGAAGACTATGGAAATGCAATACCTTCTTTTAAATTTGAAGTCAATTATGAACTAGTTGGTACTTTTGATAGTGGGATGACATTAGTTCCTCAAAATGGCACGCCAACAGTAGAACCACATGCTTCTTCAAATGCTGTAGATTGGATACGTAGAAAGGCTTATGGAGCTGACGGTGGTACAGTAATAGGTATAGATTTAGATACTATGAATGAAATTGGCAATGGATCGCCAAATGTAAATGGAATATTATCAGAAACATTAGCAGTAGGTAGGCTAGACGGTGGTATATATGTGTATACGGGAAGCGGTAACTCCGGTCCTATAGTAAGGCTAGATCCTGTTACGATGCAAGTTACAAATTTATTTGGATTTCCAAGTTCAGGACTTAGTAATGGTACTACAAATTTTACAAAATCTATAGGATTTTATACAATTGTGGTGCGTGGACCACAAGGAGATATAGAATTTCTTATATCAGTAGGGCAATCTGGAAGGGGATTTGGTATATTAAAATTACCAAATTTAAGTTATGTTGCTCATAGTAATAATTATAGTTTAACTTATATAACTAGAGGGGAGAGCAGATTTGGTAATTGCGATGTGTATTTTACAGATGGCACAAGTATATCCAGAATAAAACTTGATTATACAGCAAGGTATTCTAGTTTACTTACAGTAAGTTATGGAGTAGACGTTGATTTAGCTCCTAGAATAACATTTTCAGATAGAACTGTAGGTAACTTGTATTGGGATGAAAGTGATAATACTTTATTAATTGAATATATATTAACTGCTACTAACATAGTAGGTTACATGAAAATAGAAGTAGATACTTGGACTACTATATGGGATGCAGGAACCATACACCCTTCTGGGAACTTAACAAGCATATCCTCAGCTAACAGTAGCTTTTATGATGGTGATGTAGGGGTATTTGGTATAGGTACAAGTAATGCAACTTTCATAAAGCTTGATACAGGAGAGGTTGTAAGGTCTTCGCCAGTAACTGTTTTAGCAGGACATGGGCAATCTTTAGCTTTTAACATATATACATTAGAGGGAGTAAAAAACGGGGGGGTGAATGGTATTGGCAGAATAAATTATTTTACAACAACGACTTCTCAAGATAAAAATACAGTAGCATCTATAGTAACATATTTATGTAATAAGGTTGGTATACCATCAAATGACATAAATGTATCTGAATTAACAGATATAGTTAGCGGGTATACTTTATCCAGGGTTGCACCTGCTAGAACATGGTTAGATATGCTAGCAAGAATTTACTTTTTTGAGGGTATGGAAAGTGACTATATACTTAATTTTCCAAAAAAAGCAAAATCTCCAGGAATAACTATACCAACAAAAGATCTTATATCTGTGAGTGGTAAAGATAACAGTGCATTTTCAATAAATACAATTCAAGAACCAGAACTACCTAGAGTAGTTGAAATGAATTATATAGATAAGTTGACTTCATATGAGCCAGGCACGAGTAGATCTCAACGCATAGTTGCACCTCAACCTGCAGTATTCTCTAATAATAAAATAAACTTTGGAGCTCAAGTTGTTTTGGAGCCAATACAAGCTAGGAGAATAACTGAGATTATTTTGTTTAATTCCTGGTTGGAACGTAATAATTATCAATGGAAGCTGTCTTATAAGTACTTAGAGCTTGATGCAACAGATGTTGTAACAATTGTATCTAATATCGGTACATTTACAGCGCGTATTATTAAGGTAGACTTTTCAGGAGATTTAATAGTAAGTTTAGCTGGCATATCTCATGAAGAAGCAAACTACAGTTCTATAGTTGACTCTCAAGGTGGAGATAATTTACCTCAAATTATACCAGGTAGAAATTTTACAAAATTAACTATGCTTTCAATACCTTTGTTGTTACCTTCAGATGATAATTATGGTACAGGTTTGAGAATGTATTATATAATGACAGGTATAGGGCAGCCAGGATGGGGTGGGGGTGTGTTATTTCGATCACCAAGTTCTAGTGATTTTAATGTAAATCCTACAGATCAGTCTACTGTAGAAGCTGTAACTGGTACTACTGTAAGTACACTTGGGGACTTTGCTTTTCCAAATACTGTTGATACTATAAATAGTGTTAATTTTGTTATATTAACTGGTAGTACAACAGTATTTTCATCAAGAACTATTTTAGAGATGCTTAATGATAAAGTAACAGCATTATTAGTTGGAAAAGAAATTATAAGATTTGCAACAGTCATATTTGAAGCTAATGGATCAATAACAGTATCTGATTTAATAAGGGGCCAAAGAAATACAGAAGGCTATATGAGTTCTCACTCAGCTGGTGAGGCTGTTACAGTGCTTGATAAAGGAGCAATTAGATCTTTTATTGAAAGTGTAAATGACCTTGGATCAGACTTTTTTTATAAAGGTGTTGGGTTTAGCGAAGTACTGAGTACAACTGAAACTATAACTCAGAAATCAAATGGTGAAGCTGAAAAACCATATTCTGTTGTACAATTGAAAGAAGTTATTGTTTTAGGAGACTCTGTGATAACTTGGGAAAGAAGATCTAGAATAGATGAGTCAGCTTTATTAAATGGTAAAAGTATAAATATAATTGGTGAAGTAAATGAGCAATATGAATTAGAAGTGACAGATACTAAAACGCAAGGTGTACTTTTAACTATTGTCCTGGATAATATTAGAACTTACCTTTTAACAAAAAACAGCAAGGAGTTGTTTAAAGTAACAGGTTCTGAAGTAAACGTACCAGGTACTAATTTAGATTGTGAAGCATTGACAGGATGGACAGTGAGCACAGGAGTTTTAGCTTTAGGTACTTCTAATCCAGATCCTAAAGAAGGTATATCTTTTTTCTTTGGTAGCACTGCTGCGAATGTTTTAGCAAGCCAAGACTTGGTAGTTCCAGTATTAGAAGAAGCTTTAATAGACTCTGGATTGGCGAGAGCTGTGTTAAAATGGTGGCAATCGTCATTTGCAGTTGTAAATAAAGCTACTATGAGAATTGAATTTTATAATGCTAGTTTGGAAAAGTTAGGTGATACTTTCACTCTTGGTTTAGAGGCTACTTCTCCAGCACAAGTATGGGAACAGAGAATTCTTATATCAAGTATACCAACACTAACCCGTACAATTAGAATTTATGTAGAAATGGAGTATGTATCAGGTGGAGCCAATAATAGTAATATAGATAGCATAACTCTTGGCATACAGCAGCTGGGAGCCAGTGATGCAACTTTAAAAGTATATCAGATGAGTGAGCAAGTTGGCAGAGGTAGACAACTAGAACAAATAGACTTAAATTTAGTTGAAGCTTCTACGGGTGATGCTTTATTTTCAGAAGTTCAATTACTAATGTCTTTTGATGGGGTAAATGCAAGTACAGCTTTTGTTGATGAAGGCCCATTTACTAGAGTTTTAACTTCAGAAGCACAAGCACAACTAGATACTTCTCAAAGTAAATTTGGGCTATCATCTGGATTTTTTGATGGGGCATTAGATACAGTTGATATGCTTGACTCAGAGGGCTTTTCACTAGATGATAAAGATTTTACAATAGAGACATTTGTAAGGTTTAGCTCAGTAGCTGCTCTATCTGTTTTTGCTAGCCACTACTCAAATTCTGGAAGTCAAAGAAGTTGGTTTTTTAGATTTAACTCTACAAATGATTTAGAGTTTGTTTGGTCCACTGATGGGTCTAACTCTATAACCGCTAGTGAGTCTTGGACACCTTCTATAAATACTTGGTATCATGTCGCAGTTACAAGAGTTGGACCAGATATAAGATTATTTGTAGATGGCATACAACTTGGAACTGAAACTGATATAGGAACTAGTGTACTTCATAATAGCACATCAACTCCCAGAATTGCAGCGGTAGACTCTTCAGGTATAACACAAGTGCTTAATGGATGGCTAGATGAAATGCGATGGACAGTAGGAACTGGTAGATATATTTCGGGTTTTACACCGCCAGATAAACCTTTTCCCAGGAATTCAATATAATACTAAAAACTAAATTGGAATAAAAAATGACTGTAACAACAAATATAGATTTTCTTATAGTTGAAGAAAACCAAAATAGTAAAGAAGTTGTAATAAACAATAATATGGTGTTGCTAGATAAAAATTTATCAGCTACATTGGATATTGATGTTGCAGCTGGTGGTACTATACTCACTGCTAGATTAGATTATCAAGAGAATGCAAGGTTTAGGCTGACTGGAGCACCTGCCGGAGCTTTTATACTTGAGTTTACAAGTACGAAAGGTTTTATTGTAATAAGTAATCAATCTGGGCAAACAGCAACAGTAAGAAGTACTGGAACTCCCGGAGATACAATAGATGTAGTAGCAGGTGAAGATAAGCTGCTATATAACACTGGTTCAGTTGGAGAAAATATACTGGATATTTCTGGAACAGGTGGAGGGGGGACCTCTTTAACAATAACGACAATTCAAACAACAGATGCAACAGTTACTGATATTGTAAATATAAGTTTGGCTTCAGGGGAAAGTAAAGTCGTACGTGGTTATGGTATTGGTTTTGAACCAGCAACAGAAGATGCTATACATTTTGATATACTTGCAGGAGGTGCAAATACAGCTGGAACTTCTAGAGCTCAAGGAAAAAAAGTTACTGAATTAAGTGAAATTGGGTCTTCTCCAGAAAGTTCTTGGGTTGTAGATGTTATTGTTGATGATACAACTGATGGTATAATAGTTCAAGTTAAAGGTGAAGCTGCAAAAACTATAAACTGGGAATTTCAATACGAGATTATAGCAAAAACATGATAAGGAATACATGATGAGTGTACTAAAAGGTATAGCAGACATATTAGATAACTCTGGAAGCAGTATTTTAGGTATGGGTGGTGGCTCAAACGCCGGCACAGCGCCAACAGGATTTTCTGGAGCTTTAGTTAATAGAACTGCAACTTTAGCCTTAACCACAGGAGCTTTTTCTACAATAGCATGGAATGCAGAAGTTTATGATAATGGTAGCTGGCATGATAATGCAACTAATAATACAAGATTAACAGTTCCGGCCAGTATAAGTAAAGTTAGGTTAGTGGCTGCTATATTTAGCTCCGATAGTATAGCTGGAGATTATGTTATAAGTATATTTAAAAATGGTTCTGCTTTAAATGTATTAGGTCAACAACATTGTGATACAGCAACTGATGATGGTGTGTCAATTGCTTCTCCAGTAATAGATGTTATAGAAGGAGATTATTTTGAAGTAGTTTACATTGTTGGTACAAATCGCACGTTAGATATCTCAGGTTCTTATTTTGGCATAGAAGCAGTTTCTTCTCCAAGTCTAATACCTGTTGCTGCTGATTTTCCAACTTCTAAAGGTAATGCTACAGGTATTGCTATAACAGATTTAGTTGGGGGGGTTAGATTAGTTAAAGATGCTGGTGCTACAAGGGCGAGAGGTGCGAAAGTTAAATCAGTGTCCGGCAATTTTAAAGTTACGGCTAGAATTACTCATGTACAAGCTACAAATAATGATTTTAGGTTTGCTGGTATAGTAATCATAGATACTACAACAGACGAACATTATATGATACTTTTAAATATGATAGGGGTTACTACATCAAGTACTGGAGTAGGAGTTAGTCATTCATCAAGTTATACGGCTGTTGAGGTTAGTGATGGTAGTAAAAATATAATAGGATTGCACACAGCTTATCTTCAGGTTGAAGATGATGGGACTAACTTAATATTTGCTTGGTCGCCTGATGGGATAGTATTCCAAGAGTTATTATCTATAGGTCGTACTGTAAATCTTACAAATGGTCCTGGGTTCCTAGGGCTAGTAGGATACTCAGTTTCAACGACTGCTGATGTGATAGAACTGTTATGCTCACATTGGGATCAAACATAATGATTAAAGTAGAACTCACACATAACTTTTCTTTACAAGAGCTTTGTAAAAGCTTTGTTGCAAAAAGAGAAGGTATTAATAATACCACAACAGATAAACTTATTATACAAAATTTAACTCAACTAGCTATGTTTGTATTGCAGCCTATTCGTAACAAATTTGGGCCACTTTCTCCCGAAAGCTGTTTTAGATGTAATGAGCTTAACAGTTTACTCGGTGGTGCTGATGACAGCCAGCATCTGTTCGGTGAAGCAGCAGATTTAGACAATATACCTGGTTTATCAAATTATGACTTAGCGAAATGGATTGTTGAAAATTTAGTTTTCGATCAGTTAATACTTGAAAAGCATATTGTTGGAGATATACACTCAGGTTGGGTACATGTTTCATATAACTCCATAGGGGTTAACAAGCGTGAAACTTTGCGTTATGATACTTGCAATGGTCAGTATAGTAGGAATACTTACTATAATTTCTTATTTTATTAATATAAATGTTAGTGGTACTATAAAATTATGTTAGCAAATAATGTAAAAGAAACAACTATAACAACTGGCATAGGAGTGGTAACTCTTGCGGGTGCTGCTGTAGGATTTAACACATTCTCATCTCAGTTTATAGATGGCGTACGTGTTGAATACTTAATTCTTGATGGCAATGGTAACTATGAAGAAGGTCGTGGTGTTTATAGTGGCGGTACTATTACAAGGGAAACTGTAAGAGAAACTAGAATATCTGGGACTATAAATCACACAAGAAATGGTACAGCAATAACTCTTTCAGGAGTAGCTGAGGTATTAGTGAGTCCCACTATACAGAATAACTCTTTTAATTATCCAGCGTTTAATGAACCTACATCTCTAGGATACTCAGGTATCCCCAATCCTTTTAGAAGTACTGGAAATGCTGCTTCAGTTACGCTAGTGGCTAATATGGCCACATTTGCAGGTTATTATGTTTCAGTAGCTGGGTTATATGATAAGTCTTATATAAGAATATACACTACTTCTGGCGTAAAAATGAGGGTTGCTTTATGGGATATAAATACAAAGGGTTTGCCGGGTGTTAAATTAGCTGAAACAAATAATATTGATACATCGACAACAGGGGAAAAAATAGGTAGTTTTATAGCACCAATATATTTACCTTTAGGATGGGTATTATTCTGTTTATTATCATCTGGTTCACCTAGTATAGATGGTATGAGAAACGCAGGAGGCACAGTATCTTCCCCACTTGGAGATAAAAGTTCAGGTGGATTTGACTCAAATTCTGGATATAAAGTAGCAGTTACATCAGGATGGACTTCAATACCAAACTTATCAGATCCAGGAACTCCAGTAGTGGTATCTGGTCCTGCTGATTGGCCTTATTTAAGATTAGGATTGGCGTAATGGCAATAAAATATATTGAAAAAGGTATAGCTTTACATGTTTATGTAAATAGTTTAGGGCATTTACTACAAGAAAAGAATGGCGTATGGGTTAGCTCTGATGATACTGCTGTTCAACAAATTATAGATAATTTTGATCCAGAAGGAATACACTCACAGTATATTAGAAGAGACGCAATAGAACAACTAGAGGCGCTAGAAAAGGCAGTATTCGAAAGGGTGCTTTCAAAAGTGCCTCAGAGGGCAGGAACATATAAAAGAAAAGCAAGTATTGCACGTAAATGGTTGTTATTAAATTCAAGCGAAAAAGCAACTAACATTACTAAAGTTAGTTATATATTAGTACATGGGGAGTCTAATGGAACCATAATAGATGTAGACAGGGTAGCTAATAACATAACTAATAGAAATACTCAACAAAATACTCTTTTAGACTCTTTAGAAGAAAAAAGGAGAGTTTTTAAATTAAGTATATTGAATGGGCTTATAAAAAGTATTCCATCAGTATTATCTGCAGCTGAAATATCTTTTTCTGCTATAGGAAAGTAAGTTGAGTAGCTCATTCGGCAAAGTTTCTTTTGGAGAACAAACATTTGGTGGGTTAGCTGTAAAAGTAGTACCAGTGCTGGAGCTACCTGTAGAGACAAGCCTATCAAGAGATTTTAGAACTGTTGATTTTTTATCTGTAGTTTTACCAGAGGAAAGTGCAAGTATACCAACCCTGGCTGATCCAAGTATACCTCAATTGGGTATTGCAATTACTATAGAAAAAACTTTTATGTTTCCGTTACAAAATGTAATTATAAATATAGATAGGGAAAGTTTAACATTTCAATTACTAAACCAGGTGATAACTATTGAGTCAGTAACACCAAAAATAACGTTTACTTTAAGTTAGGATTATTAAAAATGACAACAACACCTTTTACAGTATCTCTTGGTAGAATGGTAACATACTATGAAAATGTGAAAAATGCTTCTCCTGTGAATTCTGCATTTATAATGGTTCTATTGAAAGCAAATGTAGCTGATGAAGATGCTCTAGCTGATTTTGTAGACTTAGGTCTTTTGCTAGCTGATGCAAGTAATACTGAAGCTGACTTTACAAATTATGCAAGGAAAGTATTAGTAGCTGCAGATCTAGATCCTTTGCCCAATCCAGATTATGCTAATAATCGTAGGGATTTACAAATTCCAGATATTACTTATACTGCAGCTGGTGGTACTTTGGATAATAATTTAACAAAAGCTATTTTATGTTATGATAGTGATATGGCATCAGGAACAGATTTTGACATAGTTCCATTAGCACAATATGATTTTATTTTTACAACAACAGGTAATGATTTAGTTTTGAAACCTAGTGGTGCTGGTATATACAGGGTGCAAAGATAATGACAGAAACAGTTTATATTGATAGAGACAATGTATCAACAGTGCTGTTTAAATCTAATGATGTAGCTATTGATTTCTCCGCTGCAACTAGGTTTTTATTAATATTAGATGCAACTGTAATTGATAGCAATGTTTTGCCATCTGTAATTACTACAACTTTGACTTTGGGGCAAATACAATTTAAACTTGGAGATGTGGCAATTCCTGCAGGCACTTATAATGTAAAATTTATTGTGTATGATGGACTTCATCCAAATGGCCAAGTTATACTATGCGAAGAAGATGGACAGATATTAACTTTTATAGTGAAAGCATGTTAGGATATTGAAATGTCTGAAGAGGTGCCAAAAGAACCTATTAGCAAAAAAGATCAGCATGTTCGTTGGTCAGCACGTCGTAGGGCAATGTGGATAGCTTTTATACATATAGTACTTATTGCAGCTTTTCACTATTCAGTTGCTATATTAGGTACACCACAACAAATTTTAGCATTAAAAGACTTCTCAAGTATATCTGTTACAATTATATTGTGATGTTTCTCAATAATAGGTGTATATATTGGATTTAAAGCTATGTCTAAAGGAGGTGCTTAGTGTCCCCTTTACTTATGGTTTCTGGGGTAAGTGCTATTGCAGTTCTTAGTGCAGTTATATTTGGTATGCATTGGAAAGGTGTTGCATTAGAAGAACGAGTAAGAGTTGTTTCTCTTACCTCTGAATTGGCATCTTCTAAAGAAGCTACTAAAATAGTGGAAGGTCTTTTGAAAGATCAAGTGAAACTAGTAAATACTATACTTGATATAAACGCAAAATCTGCGGAGAATACTAATGTTTATAGAAAAGAAGCTGCAGCAGCTGAACACCGGACTAATGAAGC